GGCTCCGCACATTTCTACCGCGGACGCACGTTTAAGCCGCTGACCTGCGCAAACGCGCGTCCACTGATCTTCAGTGGATCTTGAGGTCGCGAAAACCCGCAGGTTGGCCGCGAAAAAGGCGTCCTGCTCTGACTTAACCACTGCGGTTGTTTGCTTGGATTAAGTCGTGTAAAAAGTCTCGATCCATGGGGGTGCGTGCACTGTACGGACCCCCTGGCGGGGCCACCCGTACCTTCTTCCCGGCACCGGGAAGAAGGGGTGTCGCGGATCGCGACACCCCTGGGCGGCGTCTATGTGACTGCGGTTACTGTTTCGGGCCGTTTACCGGAGGGTACTTGCCATAGAACAGTAACCGGAGCACCATCACCCGTGTGACCCAATACGTTGCCCTGGTCTGTCGCCTCTCACCCCGTCCGGACGGCTCGTATGACGGCGTTGACCTGCAGGAACGCTGGGGTCGTGAGTATGCCACCAAGAAGTGGCCCGGCCTACCCGTCGAAGTGTTCGCCGATCCGGGCATCTCCGCAGCCAACGGCGACCACCGGCCACAGTTCGAGCGGTTCCGGGAGTGGCTCAACGGCGGCAAGGTGGCCCACGTATGGGCGGTTGAGCAGTCCCGTCTTGAGCGTCGAGAGGTTGAATGGTTCCGTCTCGCCGCCGAGATGGAAGCCGCCGGCGTCGACGAGCTCGACACCAACCGCGACGGTGTCGTCCGCGTTCGTGACGCCGTCGCAGGGATCAAGGCCGTCCTGAACGCGGACGAGGTCCGGAAGATGAAGAAGCGCCTCCGAGATCGCCTTGCCGAGAACGCTGCGGACGGCCAGCCGCCCGGATCGAGGCCCTTCGGGTACGCGCACGGGAAGAACGCCGAGGGCGTGAAGACGTACATCGTCGTCGATGAGCAGGCCAAGGCAATCCGGGACGCGGCCGCGTGGATCCTCAACGGCTGGTCCCTCGCGAACGTCGCAGTCGAACTCACCGGCCGCGGGCTGCGCGGCGCACACGGCGGCCCGATGAACGGCAAGGCCGTGCGCAAGATGGTCACTAACCCCACAGTCGCGGGCAAGCGCGTACACCAGGGGCACATCGTCGGCGCCGGGAACTGGCCAGCGATCCTCGACGAGAACACGTGGCAGGCGTGCCGCCTGAAGCTGTCCCAGCCGCGTCGAGTAACGCGCAGGGACGGCGGTACCTACGAGATCAGTGAGGCGCACGCCAAGGCCAACGTGGCGTCAACGGGGCGCAAGTACCTGCTCACAGGTGGGCTCGCAACGTGCGGGGTGTGCGAAGCGCCGCTGGTCGGCACTACGAAGCAGTTCACCCGGCGGAAGAACGGTCAGCGCCGCGTCGCGCCGTACATGCAGTGTCATCCCCACCGCGGCGGCAAGGGGTGCGTCGGAATCATGCTCGAAGCACTGGAGTCGCACGTAGTGAGGAGGCTGTTCACCGAGCTCGACAAGCCGGAGTTCCTGGACATGGTCGCCTCCGACGTGCACTCAGGCCGGCGAGACGAGATCACCGATGGCCTGGCGGACCTCGAGCGGCGGCGCGTCGACCTGGCGGAGCTGTGGGCCACGCCCGGCGAGTTGTCCGACATGGAGTGGCGGACAGCGCGCCGGAAGCTAGCCGATGGTGAGCGTCTGCTGCGCTCCGAACTGTCGACGCTCCCGTCGCCTGTCGTGAACGTCGACATCGCCGCGGTGCGTGAGGCATGGCCGGACATGTTGCTCGACGAACAGCGCGAGTTCGTGCGGCTGTTCGTCGACAACGTGATCGTAAAGCGGGCTACGCCTGGTTTCCGGCAAGGCTTCGACGGCGCGCGCGTGGCTATCGAGTGGAGGCGCGCGTGAATGGGACTGGGTCCAGCTTCATCCGGCGTCTGCACATCACGTGCACGGACAGGAGTACCCATCCTCGCGCGGTGATCACAGTTCTCGATTGGAACCGGGAGCGTGGGCCGCTCTACTACATCCCGACTCGTCGCGACGGACCCTGGGATCCGCCGTCGCAGGACTCTCCGAATTATCAGTTCGAGTGTCCGCGCTGTGGCAGGCATTGGCAGCTGAAGCCGGAAACGTGGGAGCGCGTCGCAAAGGGCTGCATCACGGCGAGACTCGCCGATGTCGACCTCAGTCAACTTCCGTTCTGAAGCTGCTACGCTTGCTTGCATTGATCGCCCGGATGTTCGGCTGGTGACGGCGCCAGGGCAGTGATCATTCACCAGTGATAGCCCGCTCTCCGGTGGGAGGATTCATCCTGCCCCGGAGGCGTCCCAGTGACTTGGACCCACCACCGTGCGCGCGTCGCTGCACTCTCGCGTGACCGCGCCGAAGACGACCCCGAGCTTGTCGAGGCCCGGCAGCAACTCGCGGAAGCGGTTCAAGAGGACCGCGTTGTCCGAGCCGTCGACGATCCGGCGCAGCTGGCCCGCGCTGCGGCGATCGTCCGTGCCGCGTTGGCACGCCGGCGTCTGACGCTCGACGCTCTCACCTCGCCGCAGCAGAACGCCCCCGATTTTCCGGAGGCGTGCTGAACATGGCAGACAGCGAAAAGGGCCCCGACAGCAACGGGGCCCCGTTCGACCAGCTTGGCGACCACCACGGCACCGAGTCGAGTCTAACTGAGACCCCCGGCGAACAGCTGCGACGACGCCGCAGCGCGTCGTACCGGCTTCCTCCGCTGGCATCCGGCCGGCGCGACCCGTGGTGCTACCTCCCGCCGGCACCCGGATGCGCGACGGCTGAGGCGGCCGAGCGGACGCGCCGACACCTCGACGAACTCGGCCTGATGTCCGACGTCGTCGCCGGAGTGCTGAGTGAGGCCGCGTGACCCCGACTCGGTTCGCATGGGAACGTGCCCTGCGAGCCGATGAAACCGTTCCGTGGCACCTGAAGTCGGTGCTGTTGCTCCTGGCAACGTACATGAGCAGTGACGGGTCCGAAGCGCGTCCGGCCGTGCCGACACTGGCCCGGCAAAGTGGACTTTCGCGTGCGCGAGTCTTCGAACTCCTCCGGCAGGCCGGTGAGCGCGGTTGGATCCAGTCGGTCAGTGCGCCAGGAAAGATCACGGTCAGGCTTCCGCGGATCCCTGACCAGTCCAGCCCACCGGACGGGTCCGAGGACCTGACCCGTCCCGCCCATAGGACGGGTCAGGAAGAACTACCCGTCCCGCCCATAGGACGGGTTAACCCGTCCAGCCCACCGGACGGGTCCAGCCCACCGGACGGGACCCGTCCCGCCCATAGGACCCAACAAGTACAAGACAGGAAAAAAAGCGTCGCCGAGCCGACGCGCGACGATGTCACGAAGCTGTGCGAAGGCCTTCGCGCTTACGTCCTCGCCAACGGCAGCAAGTGCCCGCCCGTCGGCGACAGCTGGCGTAAGGAAGCGCGCCTGCTGCTCGACCGCGACGAGCGGGACCACGCTGAGGCGCTGCTGCTGATCGAGTGGTGCCAGGCGCACGAGTTCTGGCGCTCGAACATCCTGTCCATGGCGAAGTTCCGGGCGCAGTACGACAAGCTCCGCCTGCAAGCCCAGCGTGACCCCGCCTGGCGCCGGCGTCTCGGTGCGGTGTCGGCGAGCGTCGAGATCAACCCTGACGACGTCCTCGGCCCGGACTTGTGGCAGCCGCCGGCCCCACCTGACGAGATCAACAGCGGGCCTGACGACGTGCGTAGCCGCTGGTTCCGGGAACAACGCGCCGTACATACCGCGGCCCGCGTCGCAGAAGCCCGCGAAGTCCTCCATCGCCGTCACCAGTTGGGAGCCACCGCATGACCGACACGGAACCCACCGCACCGATCCTGTACGACCCCTTAGCGGAGCGCAGCGTCCTCGGCGCGGCCATGACCTCACCCAGGGCCCTCGCGGACGTTGTAGGGCTGCTCAGCCCCGCCGACTTCTTCGACCAGCGCCACGCGTTCGTGTTCGAGGCGATCACGCACCTCGCCGACCTCGGCACCGCTGTAGACCCGATCACCGTTCAGGCCGAACTCGAGCGACGCGGCAAGCCCAACGCGGCGGTGTTCCTGCTCGACGTCTACGGCGAAGTCCCGACTGCGGCCAACGCGGCGCGCTACGCCGAACTGGTCGCCGACAAGGCCCTGCTCCGACGACTCGCCGAAACCGGGCAACGCGCAGTCCAGATCGCGTACTCACCCACCAGCGACGCCGCGGCAGCCGTCGAAGACATCCGAGCCGAGTTCGACCAGGTAGCGAGCGCCAGACGCAGCAGCACCACCGCCACCGCGGCCTCAACGATCGCCGAAGCAGCCCTACAGCGGTACGCGGCACCGCAGCCGAGCGCCCTTCCGACCGGACTACCTGAACTCGACGATCTCCTCAACGGCGGCCTCCGCCCGGGCACGCTGACCGTTGTGGGCGCACGTCCCGGCGTCGGCAAGAGCGTCCTTGGCGTCAACCTCGGCTTGAACGTCGCGCGCAACCGTCGCTCGGCGCTGATCTTCTCGCTGGAGATGACAGAAGCTGAAGTAGGCGACCGGATGATCGCCAACCTCGCGTCCGTGGAACTCGACCGCATCACCCGCCATCGACTGTCCGACCGGGACTGGCAACGCGTCGAGCAGGCCGCCACCAGCCTCCGCGGCTGGCCACTGAGCGTCCTCGACTTCCCGAACATCGGACTCACCGGCATCCGGACACTCGCCCGCGATCACCTCCGCTCCGCGGCCGGCCTGGATCTTGTCGTCATCGACTACTTACAGCTGATCCGCCCGGCCGACCCTCGAGCCAACCGCGAACAGCAAGTAGCCGCCATCTCCCGCGGGCTGAAGCTCCTTGCGAAGGAACTCGGCGTTCCGGTTGTGGCCCTCGCGCAGGTGAACCGCGGCAGCGAGGCGCGAGCAGACAAGCGGCCGGCACTAGCCGACCTCCGTGAAAGCGGCGCGATCGAGGCTGATGCCGACGCGGTGATCCTCCTCCACCACGACATCGACCGCGAAGGGAAGCTCGAGCTCCACCTGCCGAAGAACCGCTCAGGACGCCAGGGCGTCACGCACATCGATTGGGCACCCCACTACAGCCGCATCGGCCGTCCTGCCCTCGCGGAGGCCGCAGCATGACCGCTTTCGCGGCGGCACGAAACCGACGACCGACCTCCGGAAGACCTACCCTGAGCAGCAGGAACGGAAGGGGATGACCCGTGAACGACCGCAGCATCGCCGACGCCCTCGCGGCACTGAACGCGGACCAGATCGTCGGGTTCCGTGCCGACGCTACGGAACTCTCCCGATCGCTCCACGAAGTGCCGCCGCTCGCCACCGCGTTCTGTGCTCTGTCGGAGGTCGGGTACGACGAAGCCCTCACCGGGTTCACGCAAGCCGTGACCAACTGCAACCCCGAAGAACGGCAGTTCATCCTTGCCCTTGCTCGCCGGGCCGTTCGACACACGCAGGCTGAAGACCCGCGGAACCTGTGGCGAGCCATCAGGGCAACCGTGCTCGCCCTGATCCGGCAAGACAGGCCCGGACGATGACTGCGGCGGCGGTCACCCGGTCGCTCGGCGAGCTCGACGTCATCGCCACCGTCGCGGCCATGTCGAGTGCTCAGCACCGGGAGTTCCGCCACTCCTGCGGGCACGCCGCAGATCTGTACCGCGTCACCCTGCCGGCCGTCTCGGCATTCTGGGCGGCTCTCGCTGCTGTCGGACACACCCCGGGCGCTCTCGAGACCGCGATCAACCGATGCACAGTGGACGATCTCCGCCACATCGAAGCGGTCCTTCTCGGTGCAGAGCTAGCGGCACGCCGATCGTTGCGTATCCGCGCGGTGTGGGCCGCGTGCCGTGACTTCGTGGGGGAAGTCCTGAGCGAGCAGGTCCGACGCGCTCGGGAGCAAGCAGCACTCGAGGCGGCAGTCACTGCGGCGGCCGCGGCAGTCGCAGAGGACTACCAAGGTCGCCGGACGGAAGCCGTCCTGACGGCGCTCGCGCAAAGTGGCGGCGCGGGCCTGCCGACGCGAGTTCTCACGGCGCGATTCGGCGGTGCACCTGTCCGCTGTGCCCTGCAACGGCTTCGCGCCGCAGGGCGGGTCGAATTGCGGGACGGGTTGAACTTCCTCGTGTCGGGCTTGGAAACCTGAACCCGGTAGGGCACAATGGGTTTTGACCGAGACGGGATTGTCGCCCCGTCGAAGTTTGCAGAGTTGAAGTGGGAAAGCACTACCGGCCGGCCCTCGGCGTTTCACGTTCGATGACCGCGTGATCACGGGGATCTGAGTCCGGCCAACTGAATTACATCGGGCCGATCCGTTCGCAGGGGCCACTCAGAGTCAAGCGAACGGGTCGACCCAGGTGCCAGCCCTACGAGGACCACTCAGAGTCAGGTAGAGGCGCCAAGCTCCCGCGAACGTCACTCAGAACGCGGCGGTAGAGCAAAGCCAGGTGCGAACTCAATTCGTCCCTTCGCCGGGCGTCGATTCGCCCTGCCCGCCTGAAATGGGCTCTACTCATGACTTTCACCGCCGGTTCGGCGGTCGACCTCGCAACCCTGCGCGCCGACCGTGACAGCCTCTCTCGACAGCTCCGGTCCATCGCAACCGACGCGCAGCGCGCCGGGCAGATGAGCCTCTCGGCTACCGACACCACGCAGTTCGACTCCCTACTCGCGCGGCGCAACAAGCTCGACAACGAGATCGCCGCCGCCGAGAACAAGGGGAGCTCGACGCGCTCCACCCAGGCCGCCTACGACCAGGTTGCCCGGATCAGCAGCGAACCCCGCACCTACCACAGGGGCAGCGACCGCAAGGGCTCGCAGTTCCTGGGTGACGTCGCCCGGCAGTTCCTCACCCGCGATCCCGACTCCATCGACCGTCTCACCCGGCACATGCAGGAAGAGCGCATCGAACGCGGTCAGTACCTGCAGCGCGCGGCCGGCACCGGCGCGTTCACCGGGCTCGTCGTCCCGCAGTACCTCACCGACATGTACGCCCCTGCCGTCGCGGCGATGCGTCCGTTCGCGGACATCTGCAACCACCACGACCTGCCCACCGAGGGCATGACGGTCAACATCTCCCGCATCACCACCGCTTCGTCGGTGGCGCTGCAGGCGACGGAGAACACGGCGGTCTCCGAGACCGACATGGACGACACGCTCCTCACGGAGAACGTCCAGACCGCGTCCGGTCAGCAGACCCTGTCCCGGCAGGCCATCGAACGCGGCACCGGCATCGAAGAGGTCACCTTGGGTGACCTGTTCAGGCGGTACGCCACGACCCTCGACAACACCCTGATCAACCAGGCCACCACCGGTCTGGCGGCGGTCGCGACGACCACGACCTACACCGACGCAACCCCCACCGTGGGAGAGCTGTACCCGAAGCTCCTGGGTGCCGCGGCCGGCGTGGAAGCGGCTCTGCTGGGTCAGGCTGTCCCGTCGCACGTGATCATGCACTCCCGTCGGTGGTACTGGATGCAGTCGCAGGTCGGTCCGAACTGGCCCACCATCCAGCAGCCGGGCATCGACCCCCAGTCCGCCGGCGCGAACAACGCTGTCAAGTACGGCAGTGGCTCGCGCGGTGTGCTGCCCAACGGGATGCAGGCCGTGGTCGACAACAACCTCGGCACCGCGGGCGGCACCGGCACCAACGAGGACGCGATCTACGTGGTCCCGCAGGACGAGTGCCACCTGTGGGAAGACCCCAACGCCCCGGTCTACATCAGGGCCGACCAGCCCAAGGCCGCCAGCCTCGGCGTGCTCCTCGTGCTCTACGGCTACTTCGCGTACAGCTTCCGACGCTTCCCCGCGGGCATGCAGTCCATCACGGGAAGCGGCCTCCAGACCCCGTCCTTCTAGGCCGATGCCCACCACGAACTCCGGCCGTGCCGGGACCGGCCGACACGCGGTCCCGGCACGATCGGACCACCCCGAAGTCGATCACGAGTCGATCAGATGTGGATCACTCATGATCGACGATCATGACGGCCAAGATCTTTTTAGGGGCCTGTTCGGTGACCCGACTCCCGGCTCCGAGCAAATTTCCCCGCGTGACGAACTTTGGAAAACGTCACGCTCACTCTTCGGAGTTCCTGCTGGTCACAGCGTCACGCTGTCCCGGCCATCACGGTTGAGCGTCACGCTAGCGTCACGCTACCCGTCACGGTCCGGGGTAACGGCCGGGCTGGTGGTGGCCCATGTCTGACTTGACTTTCAACGTGGTCGCGTTGGACAGGGCAAGCAAGACGTTCCTGTCTGCCGCAGAGTCGGTCGACCGGCTCGAAGCCAGGCTGAACAAGCTCGACGGGACGACGGCGACCGCGAACGTCAACGTCAAGACCGACGAGTCGACCAAGGCTCTGGACAGCTTCACCAACCGATTCACCCTGATGACGGCCGGCATTGCTGCGGCCTCGCCGCTCGCTGGAGCCGCGATCCTCGGCGGGATCGGGGCGGCGTTCATCGGTGTGGCGGCAACGGCTCAGGCGTCGAATCAGCAGGTTCAGCAGACCTACAAGACGCTGTGGTCGAACGTCGTGCAGGACACCAAGGCGGCCACCAACGTCCTGGTCCCGCAGCTGGTCGCGTCCGGCAACCAGATCGGGCACACGTTCGAGGCGCTGGAACCGCAGATGCGGCGCGCGTTTTCCGCGGCCGGCCCGGACTTGCAGGCCCTGACAAACGGCGTGACGCAGTTCGCGACGAACGCCATGCCCGGCGTGACCGCGGCGATGTCTTCGTCGCTGCCCGTGTTCCAGGGCGTCGAGCATGCCGCGTCCGACCTGGGCACTGCGGTGGGTACCTCGTTTGCCAGCATGGGGCAGAACTCCGCCGCCTACGGCGCCACGGTCCAGTCGTTCGGCCAGATCCTCAGCACCGTGATCACCCTGGGGATCTCCCTGGTGAACGATCTTGCGCAGGTGTGGGCTGCCAGCGGCCAGGAGATCAGCACCGCCGTGTCCGCGGTCGGGCAAGTGGTGACCGGCCTCGCGTCTGGCGCACTCCCAGTCCTATCCGAGGGATTGTCGGCCGCGGCGCGCGTGATGACGGTCGTCGCGAACGTCCTCGAGCCGATCGCGCCGATTCTCGGCACGGTCGGCACCGCGGCGTTGGTGACATGGGGCGCGTTCAAGCTTGCCGCCGTGGTCACGGGTGGAGTGAACGCCCTCGCTAGCGGTGTACTGAACATGGGTGTGGCCATGGAGACCGGGGCCGCCCGTGCCACTGCAGCCGGCTTCGCGCTCGAAGGGGTAGGCGCCCGGGCCGCGACGGCTTCGGTAGGTACTGCTGCGGTCGCTAGCTCTCTCGCCGGTCCAGTGGGGATCGCTGTCGCCGGCGCCGCCGTGGGGTTCGGATTGCTGTCTGGCCTCATGGGCAACTCGTCGAATTCGGCGCAGCACCTCGCTGGCTCTCTGGAAGGCGTCGCTGGCGCCCTTCAGGCGTCGAACGGTCAGATCAACGCCGCGGTGATCGGCGCCGTGCAGGCCGACGGGGACTTCAAGGACGCCGCCGAGTCCGCACGCCAGTTCGGGATCGCCCAGGCGGAGATCACGGGCGCGATCACCACGGGCGGCGGCGCCTATGACGCGTTGGTCGCGAAGCTACAGAAGATCATCGACACGCACCACAAGTGGACCACGGTGGCCGGCGGCTCCCAGGTCGACTCTGGGCTGAACGACACCGGGCAGGCCGCACAGGACCTCCTCGACAAGCTGAGGGATCTCGACGGCAAGTGGAAGGGCGTGCAGGTAACCGCAGAGCAGAACACCGCCGCGCTCCAGCAGCACGCCAACCAGTTGACGAGCAGCAAAGAGGGCATGGCCCAAGCCAACTCGATAGCCGAGGCCTACGGGATCAACGTCGCCCAGGCCGCGTGGGCTATGAACAACTTGGCTGCCACGAGCGGGAACGCGACGATCGGTCTTCAGGGGGTCGCCCGCGAGATGTCTCGCGACCAGCTGGCTACGTCGAACGCTGCGGCGGCCATCGGCAAGACGTTCGAGGAAGCTGACAACCGGGTCACGCAGGCCCGGAACTCGGTAGCGTCGGCAGCGCATGGCGCGGAGCAGGCCAGCCGGGCGGTTGCGGACGCGATGCACGGCGAGCAGCAGGCAGCGCGTGCGGTACAGCAAGCCCACCAGGGGGTCGCGGACGCTCAGCGTGGCGTGGAGACCGCTCAGCGGTCCTATGTGGACGCTCAGCGGCAGGAGCGGGATGCGCAGGTTTCGCTGAACGAAGCCCGCCAGCAGGCCATCCGAGACCTCAAGGCGATGCATCAGCAGCTCGACGATCAGTTCACCTCTGAGGCCTCCTCTCGGGTGCGGTTGTTCGACGCGCAGACTGCGGGGTTGAACCTCGGGATCACCTCATCGAACGCCCGCCAGATCGCCTCCGGTCCGGTAACGGCCGAGAACGAAGACAAGGTCAAGGCCGCGATTGACCTGCTGTCCGCGCAGAACAGCCTGAACGCCGCCCTGCAGAACGGCGCGAACCTGAAGCAGGACGTTGCCGCCGCGGACGCCCGCGGCGTGGAGGGCTCGAAGGGTGTCGTGTCGGCGCAGCAGCAGCTGACGTCGGCGCAGCGGGCAGTACAGGACGCCTCCCGCGGAGTCGAGCAGGCCCAACGCGCCGTTGTCCAGGCGCAGCAAGCTGTGTCGGACGCGTCGTACGCGCAGCAGCGCGCCCACCAGGCCGTGAAGGACGCGCAGTACCAGCAGACGCAGGCGTCGCAGCAACTCGGTGCAGCGCAACAGAACTTGACGACCGCAGTCGCCGATACCTCCCGGACGCTGGACGGCAACAGCGACGCCGCCCGACGGAACCTCGGGATGCTACAGACCCTCTCGGACGCGATCTTGAAGGAGTACGGCCCCAACGCCGCCGGGTACAACACCCTGATCCAGGAGACCGCGGACAAGTTCGGCATCACCACCGGCGCAGCGCAGGATCTCTTGGCGAAGTTGGGTGAGATCCCGAAGGACTGGAAGTTCGGGATGACCGCTGTCGCCGGCGTCGACACGGCATCGCTGAAAGCGGTGTTCGGCGGCTACTACAACGACTCCATGAACCAGCGCAAGACCATCGGCGGCACCGGGTATGCGGCTGGTGGTCAGGTATTCGGTGAGGGTGGCCCGCGGGACGACAAGATCCACGCGATGCTGTCCGACCGGGAGTGGATCCACCCGGTCGACGCGGTCGACTACTACGGGCCGGAGTTCATGCGCGCGGTCCAGACCAAGCGGTTCCCGAAGTTCGCCACCGGTGGCCAAGCGACCATGAGTGACTTCCAGGCCCTTGGGTTCGGGTCGGGTGCCGGCGCGGCGTACGCAACGAACATCACCGCCCTCGAGACGATGGGGTTCCCGCATCCGCCCCAGTTGCCGAAGTACGTCCCCCCGCCGATGAACGTCGGCTACCCCACAGGCGGAGCTGCGACCGGCGGAGACGCGCTGGCTGCGCAGAACTACGCCCGCTCGGTACTCGGGTTCTACGGGTGGGGCCAAGACCAGATGGCGCCGCTGATCTCCCTGTGGAACGGGGAAAGCGGCTGGCTCTGGTGGAAGCGCAACCCCTCCTCGGGTGCTTACGGGATCCCGCAGGCGCTGCCTGCCAACAAGATGGCTGCGGCAGGCCCGGACTGGCTCACCAATCCCGCGACTCAGATCAACTGGGGTCTCGGCTACATCAAGGGGCGCCACGACTACGGCTCGCCTGCGGCGGCTTGGTCGAAGTGGCTGTCGCGCAGCCCGCACTGGTACGCGGACGGCGGGCAGGTGATGGCCGGCAGCCTCGCCCATCTTCCGAGGCCTCGTGCCTACGACAACGGCGGTGCGCTCCCGCCGGGTCTATCGACTGTCTACAACGGCACCGGAAAGCCGGAGAACGTCCGCACCTCGTCGCAAGAGGACCAGCTCCTCCAGGCAATGCGGGACATGCGTGCGGCCCTGGATCGAGCGTTCACGCGGCCAATGGAGGGCACGCTACGCACAGAACGGGGCGCGCTGTTCGGCGAGTTCAGGGCCATGTGGCGAGACGTCGAGCGTCAGGGTGGGGTCCGGCTCTAGCTCTCCGGCGTGACCGGGTGGTCGCCCTCGACGCGGGCGTCTTCCGGTCGTCTCGTCGGGGCCATCCCGATACCGATGGTGAGCAGCAGTCCGGCCACGCCCACGGAGTACCCCCACCATCGGCGGGTGCTAATCGCGTCATCGCAGCTCGCCGCGTAGCCGTCGAACGGGTTGGAGGCGAACGGGCCTCCGAATGCACCGCTGATGTGGGCGCGCTCCGCGGGGGTGCTGTCGGGGCTGAACGCGGTCCCGCAGGTCACCGACTTGCCGCCATCGGTCGTCGCGGAGACGGGCAGCGCGAGCAGCAGGATGCCGCCGAGCACGGCGAGGACCGCGACGGTGGACAGATACCTTCGAACGCTGGTCGTCACGGTTCGTTCCCCTCATCGGCGGGCTTGTCGCCCCTATGGGTCGCTTCGATCAAGAGTTGCGTTGCCCACGTGACCTGACTGTTACGTCAGCACTGGGTGCACTTGTCGATCGTCGCCTGGTCGGTGGGGCAGGAGTTCCGGCCGGTCATGGGACACGGGGTTTCCCAGTCGTCGTCGACCATGCACGGGGGCAGGGTGCGCGCCGGCTGTTCGACCTCGAGGTCGATGGTGGGGGCGGTCATGGTTCTGTCCTCTTTCTGTCAGGTGTTCAAGAGTCCGCCCGCCGCGGTCGGGGGTGAGGCATCGGGGGTGCCTCCGCGCGGCGGGCGGACGTTGGGGGCCCGGTCGACGCACCGCCGCGAGGGGGAGGGTGGGCAGTGCGCCGGCCGGGCTGTCAGGGGGCCGTGCCCTCGAGCGCACGCCGTTGGGCTTCGCGGATCTCGTCCTGCAGGGCGTCCCAGGCGGCGTCGATGCCTTCCCAGCCGGGCCCGGAGTTCGCCATCAGGCGCCGCCCATCACGCGCCGGTAGTCGACCGCGGCGATGCTCTCGACGACCTGGTCTCGGGTCGGCACGGCGACCGCGTTCACGACGACGGTGACGCTCTTTCTCGGGATGTCGATCACCTCGGCGGCGATGCCGCGCTCGGCGAGGTACTTCACGAGTTCGGTGTTCCACTCGCCGCGGTCGAGTTGCCCGTACGCCTCGTAGGGGTAGACCAGCCAGCCCCCGGCCTGCAGTTTCCCTGCGGTCTCGTCGAAGTCGCGGACTCGCTCCGGGGCGGGGGCGCTCACAGCTGACCACCCGGCCGCGGTGCGCCTCCGAGGCTGTACCAGTCGGTCAACATCTGCCGGAGCGCGGCGAGGAGATCCCCGCCAACCTGGTGCAGGGGGAGCAGCACGGTGGGGCCGCCGTCAACGCGCATCGCGGGCTCAGGCTGCCCGTCGAGCAGGACCAGGCCCACGGTGATCTCTACCGGGCGCCCCGTCGTGTCGCGAGTTCGGATGGTCCGCACCATCCGCCAGTCGTCATGATCGCCTGCCATGCCTCAAGCGTCGACCTCACAAAACCCCAGGTGAAGGGCTTGCGTGTTGCGCAAAGGCAGGCGCAAAGGTGGGGGAGAAACCAGCGGAGGCGTGACGCGTCACGGCGGACCGTCACGTGACGCTACGGCCGGTCGGGGAGCTCCGCGCCGGGTTCCTTCGTGAACCATGCGGCGAGTTCGTTGATCACCTTGGAGCGATCGGAGCCTGTCTTCTTGGCGTCGCGGTCGAGTGCGTCCCAGCGTTCATCCGGCATCTTGACGCTCCGCGTGGGCGTGCGGCCTGTAGCGGGCCGGCCGATCTTGCGCTTCTCGGTCATGGTCCGGGAGCTTACCGTTATTTTGTGTCCATACCAAATCCCCTTGCCAGGGGGTTTACCAGGTGTTAGTTTGCGTATGGATAGAAAGTAGGGGGCGGCCCCCGGTGGTGCTCACAACACCAGCCGGAGGCCTTGATCCACAGAGAGGTGTGGACCCGACATGAAGGATGCACGACACGGCCGAAGGTTGTCCAAGCGTCAGAAGGCCATCCGCGACCTGACCGCGGTGGTCGGACGCGTCGAGACCACGGGAGAGACGCGGGACCAGTGGGACCCGGAGGTCCGGGCCATCCTGGAACGCGTCCAGCGGCCGGCGTGGCAGCGTCGCGTCCTCCACGCCGTGTCGCCGCGGTACCGGGCGCGGTGCCGCGATGCCGAAGAGTTCGGACGGCTGGTGAGGATGGCCCACCGCGCACTCGAGCGCGAGCAGGCCGGACCGCAGGTCGACGGCGGCGAGAAGGGTACTCACCAGGTGAGTACCCCCGAGGGTTTCGCCGACACCGAGACCCCCGACAAGGGTGCGCAGGATCTGCGCACCCCTGAGGTTGGTACCCAGATCGTGGGTATGAACGAGGGTGACCAGCGGTGACTCTGACCCCTGAGTACGAAGAACTCCGCCGGACGACCGGGGCCTCCGTCCCCTTCCTCGAGATGATGCAGGAGCGGGACCGGATCCGGGCGGAGAAGGACGCCCTGCGCGACGGGCTCGCCTACCTGATCGGCTTCCACGACGCGGCCGGCGCCGTGCCGCTGGAGAAGCTGCGCGCGCTGCTCAACCCCGAAGGCTAGGCAGGGGGGCCACCCGGTTCGGGTGACCCTTCTTCCCGGCGCCGGGAAGAAGGCTGGTCAGGAAGGGGTACCCACACTGTGGGTACCCTTGTCCGGTACCTCCTCGCGGAGTGCAACGCCCCCGGCTGATCCCCGGGGGCATCCGCGGGGAGCACTCCGCGAGAGGTAGCACGATGGCCGAGACGTTCGGCGACGCGCTCCGCCGCTTCCGCAAGGCGGCCGGCCTGTCGCAACCCCAGCTGGCCCGACGCGTGCCCTGCTCCGTGTCGTCCATCTCCCGATACGAGGCCGGCCTGCAGCGCGTCGACGAGCACGTAGCCGCACGCCTCGACGACGAGCTCGGCGCACACGGCCGTCTCCTCGAGTACCTACCCCCGCGGGCCCTCGACGTCGGCCCGCTCAACGCCGACCAGCGCGAGCGGATCGAGTACTCCACGCGCTTCCCTGGCCGCATCGACGACGCCGCGATCGCCGCGCTCGCCGACAGCCTCGCCGCACAACGCCGGCTCGACGACGTCCTCGGCCCTGTCCCACTGATCCCCGCGTCCCTCGCGCAGACGGAGATGGTCACCGGTCTGCTGAAGGAGGTGAACGGGCCGCTCAGGCAGCAGCTGGCGGGCGTGGCGAGCGAGCACGTGCAGTTCGCTGGGTGGCTCCACGCTGAGGCCAGGCGGGACGCTGAGGCCGTGCGCCTGCTCGGTCAGGCCGAAGACCTCGCCGACGAGGCAGAGGATGGCACGCTCGCCGCACAGGCCATCAACTTCCGCGGGTATCTCGCGCGGCAGCAGGGGCGACCACGCGCCATGATCAGGGGCTTCCTCACCGCGTACCACACACCAGGCGCACACGTGGCCCAACGGATCGGCGACGCCATCCAGGCAGCACAGGGGTACGCGCGGATCGAGGAGAGAGACGAGGCCCTGCGCCTGCTCGACCAGGCAGACGGGATGCTCGACGAGGCAGCACGCGACGAGCCACCACCCACCGCGTACTGGCTGACGCCCACCTTCCACCGCCTGAACAGCGGCCTCGCTCACCTCGCACTCGGCGAGCACAGCGACGCCATCGACCACCTCAGCACAGGCCTCGACAACCTGCCTGAGGACCAGCAGGGTGCCGAGTGGACGAACGAGTACCGCGACGGGCTCGACCAGGCCAAGGCCGCTAGCTGACTGCGGTACCCGGAGGACCCCGTTGTCGATCAGTAGTGGATCACAAGTGGATCACCCAAGATCGAATGAAGATCGTTTTTAGGGGTGGCCACGGTGACT